ATTGGTTCTGTTTCTCTGAACGTGGAGTGTATGATTGTACACGACCAGCGAGTTGCAGGAATGTAGGGAAAACCAGATCGGTTGGGATGATTGTGTCTTCGTCAGCAATGGTAGCCATTGATAACATGAATCGGTCAGAAGAAGGAATTTTTGGTGTGACTCCTTTTTCGTGGACGATTTTGTTCCATATGTAGCAGCACAAATTGTGGAAATCTTCGTGGATTCCAGCATTTGCGTAAGCAAGTCCAAGGACACTGCCAGCTAGAGTATTCCAGTTGCGTGCGGACTTTGGGAAGAACAAGTGTTGTAGTAGATCAATCTTTGTACGGAAGGGTAAGCCGTGACGGATTTCATAACTCAAGACGGTTGCGCCTTCAATTGATTCCAGAAAAAGAGTTACTTCTATCTTAAGCTTCATGTTGAAGTAGTAGATAGCAGCATCTTTAAATCTTGGGATAAAGGTTTTGCCATAGAGTATAAATATGAATCGGAGCAGAGCGCAGAATGAATCATCTCCTTGTATTTTGAGGAGAAAAGTCGGCGAAAATATGTTGATGCCTAAAGCGGATAGAATGCAGGTTATTGAAATTGCATTTCCGAAGGAATCTTTGACCTGTGTATCTTGGTAGCCAGATCCAAAGCCTGAGTAGTTCCATTTCTGGAGACGGCCGGATGGTGTTAAGTAGGGTGTCATTTTCGTTGTTTCCTTAGTCCAGTACCATAAGTTGGTTAGTCGGACAGGATCAGCGGGTGCGTGCGGATTGATTGAGGTAGGTTCGTATTGCGTGAGATCATAATATGTAAATTGGATGTCATCGCATGCGTCTTGCAGTTCATGCAGAAAGCGTTTGTCGTATTCTCCCCAGTCAGCGCAAAAAATTGCAGCTTCGGGTGAAACGGTCAAAACTTCTTTAGTTAGACGTCTTAAGCCTCCTCGAACGATTTCTCTATTCCATAGAAGAAAGCCTTTACCTGTATTGAGGTACGTAGCTTGCAGCGGCCAGAGGAACATGTTTCGTGCATGGAGTATAAGCTTTGTAGCTCCAAATACGATTCTGATTTTGTCATCGTCATTTTCATCAACGACAGTAGTCTTGATGTGGACGGTGTTCCAGTAGTATGGGCGCGGTGAGCCATTCGTAGTCCAGAATGGGTAACGCTTGTCTTTAATCTGATGGATTAAGAAACGGTTTCGAACGAATATCTCATTAAACAGATTGTGATATGTCGGTGCGGAGCTGTTGATTAAGCCTAGACTTTGTTTGATGCGCAAGTATTCTTTGACAGTTATAGTGTCTCTGAGCTTGTACAGAAGGTTCTGGTTGATCTTAGCTTCTAGATGTGGTGATTCGGATTCGCCATCAATGTCTCGAAATTGAGGTTTGAAACGGTAGTCTGGGATATTCCAGGGTGCTTCAGCATTAGGTGGTAGATTCCAAGGATAGTATCGTAGGTCGCAGTAATGGATTGGGTGTAGCTTACGGTTAGGAGAGCCATTTTCAGTGGTCCATCGGATTGCATTGTTGTAATGTTCATCACGAGGTATGATGTGTCGTGGAACTTCAAACTTTGCGAGTGACTTCTCGATAAGTTCAGTTGACTCAGCAGGTCTTCGAGCTCTAAGTGATCGTTGAACGATATTAGTCGGTATGAATCGAATGGCTCGGTTGTAAAGCCAGTCTCTTTCAAATTGTGCAAAGGCTGCAAGAGGTTCTTGGCGTGGCAGGGGTCTGTCAGGCATGTGAACTGGGTGTCTATCTGTAACATCTTCGATATTGGTATCTGTGGTGTTTGGGATTTCGGTAGTTAGTAAAGATTTCAATGATTCGATAAGTCGACT